GGAGAGGAGACACGGCAGGTGCAGCAGGAGTTAATTCTTTTGATGGATTTGAAAAACTAATCGCAGCGTCAGCGGCAGCAGGAGATATTCCAGCAGGTCAACAAGTAGCAGCAATTGCTGGTGGTTTAGATGCAGGAAATATAATTCAAGAACTTTCTAAGGTTGTAGATGCAATTCCTTCTTCACTGTATGGTAAAGAAGACCTTTTTGTATATGTTCCAAGTAGTGCAGCGAAATTTTACGTTCAAGCATTAGGTGGATTTGCTGCAAACGGGTTAGGAGCAAATGGTACAAATGCACAAGGTACACAATGGTGGAACAATGGTTCACTAACTGTTAACGGTGTGAAGATATTTGTTTGTCCAGGAATGAGCAACAACAAAATGTACGCTGCTCAAAGAAGCAACCTTTATTTCGGTACTGGTATCTTAAATGACACGAATGTTGTGAAGGTTTTAGATATGCAAGACCTTGATGCGAGTAACAACGTGAGAATGGTAATGAGATTCACAAGTGCAGTGCAGTTTGGAATCGCTTCTGACTTAGTTGAGTACGCTTAAAATTAATAAATAATCAATAAGATTAGGGTAGGTGGGGATTATCTACTTACCCTTTTTTTTTAAAACAAATAAAATTATGGCTTGTACACTTACAACAGGTAGAAAAATTCCTTGTAAATCAGCTTTTGGTGGTATCAAGAGTGTTTACTTTGCAGACTTCGGATCGCTTACTGCGATTTCTATTGAATCAGGAACAAAAGAAGCTACCGTTACTGGTAGTCCAACTTGGTATGAATTTGACGTAAAAGGAAACTCTAGTCTTGAAACTACCGTTACAAGTAGTAGAGAGAATGGAACAACTTTTTATACACAAACATTAAATTTAACATTAACATTTTTAGATGCTAAAACTCAAGCAGAATTACAAACTCTTGCAGTAGCTAGACCTTACATTGTAATCTCTGACTACTACGGTAATGAGTTTTTGTGTGGGTTTGAAAACGGTATGGAATGCACAGGTGGTACAGTAGTTACTGGTGCAGCAGCAGGTGATTTAAGTGGGTTTACTCTAACTTTTGAAGGGTTAGAAGAACAAGCTCCTTATTTCTTAGCTAGTTCAGTTACTGCTGATGCAACTCAAATTGACCCAACGCCAGTTGGAGTTCCAGCAGTTCCACTATAGTTAATTTTTTAGTTAGAAAATCAAGCACTCTTAATGGGTGCTTTTTTTTTGCTTCATTGATTCTACAAATTAGCCTAAATATTACGTTATATAAGTAATGATTATATTAACGACATCAAACTTAGCTCAAGAACTTTCTGTAATTCCTAGAAATTATGAAGGTGCTTTTACAATGAACGTAAGAGATGATTCTACTAATGTGAACGTTATATATCCAATACTTGGAGCAACAACAACAACATTAGGAAATTATCTTAACTTTACTAATGTATTTAATCCAGTTTTAGTTGAAAATCATTTTTATGATTTAAGATTATATATTGATTATAATTTCTGGAATACAAATTATAGTTTATGGAATGTATATGACCAAATATGGAATTTAGATTCTGAACAAAAAGAAGATATATTTAACGATAGAATATTTTGCACAGATCAAGATATTGACCAGTTAAATGATAACGATTACTATCAATTGAATAAAGGACAATATACACATTATAATGGTTTCAATAATACTTATACAGTAAGATGAAAAACACTAGATTAAGAAACACTAAAGGACAATTTAAAAAAGCATCAAAAGTATCAGAGTTTGGCTTTGTTAATTTAAGCACATATACTAGTCCTGAAATAAAAGAGGTAAATGGCGAAGACTGGATTGAGTATGGTGCAGACAACAATTACTTTCAGTATCTAATAGACAGATACAATGGAAGTCCAACAAACAATGCTGCAATAAACGGAATCAGTCAAGCTATTTACGGAAAAGGTCTTAATGCAACGGATGGCAATAGAAAACCAAATGAGTACGCTCAAATGATTTCTTTGTTTAAAAAAGATGTTGTTAGAAAATTATGTTACGATCTTAAACTTATGGGTCAATGTGCAATGCAAGTAATATATTCAAAAGATAGAAAAAAAATTGCACAAGTTGAACATATGCCTATTGAAACATTGAGAGCTGAAAAGTGCAATGATGACGGAGATATTCCAGCGTATTATTATTTTAAAGACTGGGCAAATATAAAAAGAAGTGATGAGCCACTTAGAATACCAGCTTTTGGAATGTCAAAAGAAAATATAGAAATATATTACATTAAACCTTATAAATCTGGATTTTATTACTATTCACCTGTGGATTATCAAGGTGGTTTACAATATGCTGAGTTAGAAGAAGAGGTTTCAAACTATCACCTCAACAACATAATGAATGGACTGGCACCTAGTATGCTTATAAATTTTAACAATGGTACTCCTAACCAAGAAGAGAGACAATTAATAGAATCTAAAATTGCAGCTAAGTTTAGTGGTAGTTCTAACGCTGGTAAATTCATTTTAGCGTTTAACGATAATAAAGAAAGTCAAGCTGAGATTACTCCAGTTCAATTAAGTGATGCTCACAATCAGTATCAATTCCTTTCAGAAGAAGCACAGTCTAAGATTCAAGTGAGCCATAGAGTTGTATCACCTTTTTTATTAGGTATTAGAACTAGCACAGGCTTTTCAAGTAATGCAGATGAAATCAAAACAGCTTCTTTATTGATGGATAACACAGTTATAAGACCATTTCAAGAGCTTTTAATCGATTCCTTTGATCAGATACTTGCTTACAATGAAATAGCTTTAAATCTATACTTTACAACCTTGCAACCACTAGAATTTACAGAGATTGATAGTAAAATCCAGGACAAAGAAGATATTGAAGAAGAAACAGGTGTTGAGATGCAGAAGTTTAATCTTAAAATGATAGACGGAACAGAGGCATACAAGACAATAGAAGAAGCTGAGGCTAAAGCTGAAGAACAAGGATGTAAAGGACATCACGAACATAGTGAAGATGGTGAAGTTTGGTATATGCCTTGCGAATCACATCCAATTGAGTTGTCTGAAGATGAATCAGAAAATATAATAGGAAATTTATCTAATTCTGGAGTTGAAATGTCTGAAGATTATGTTTTTGTTGATGAAATAAATGCTGAAGATGACGTTGATAATGAAGGGTGGGCAAAGTATCTTATTACTGAGAAAAAAAGTGTTTTATCTAAAATAAAAAAAATAATTGGATTAAAAGATGAAGTAACATCATATAAAAAAGGTAATGCTTTTAGCGTTTTAGATTCACCAAATGGATTATATAAAATTAGATATAAGTACGCAATTGGATCAACTAAGCAAATGGAACCTGGAAATGAAAGTAGAGTTTTTTGTAGAAATATGATGAATATGGCTAACGCTAATATCTTGTGGAGAATTGAAGACATTGATGAAGCCTCAAGAGAAGGTGTTAATAAACAACTAGGTCATAAAGGTAAAAAATATGATTTATTTAAATTTAAAGGTGGTGTTTATTGCAGACATATTTTTAAAAAGGTTTTATATAGATTAAGAGCTAATACAGAAGAATCAAATAATATAGCTGATTATAAAGTAACTAGAAAAATACCAGCAAAATATAATAGAAAACCAAGAGGATCAAAAGAAGCTGCAAAAGCACCTGTAAATATGCCTAACTCAGGACATTACCCAGGGTGGAAACCTAAGAAAAAATAAAATTATGGCTACAGTATTATTTATAAATAGAACAGATTTAGTTCGTAACAGTATTATTGACGGAAATGTGGACACGGACAAGTATATACAATTTATTAAGTTGGCACAAGAAATACACGTACAGAACTATTTAGGCACAAAAATGTATGAAGCATTAACAGTAGCGATTCCTAATATTGATCTACCTGCAAATGCAAGGTGGAAACTTCTTTTAGATGACTATGTTGTTCCAATGTTAATTTGGTTTTCACAAGTCGATTACATTCCATTTGCGAGTTACCAAATTAGAAACGGTGGTATGTTTAAACATCGCTCAGAGAATGCAGATACAGTAAGTAAAGAAGAAGTTGATTATCTAGTAGAAAAAGCCAGAACAAACGCTGAATGGTACTCCAGGAGATTTATTGACTTTATGTCTTTTAATCAAACAACGTATCCAGAATATACGAGTAATATCAATGACGATATTAATCCAAGTTATAATGCAACATTTAATGGGTGGGTTTTATGAAATATAAAGTCAAAGAAAAAAACATTGAAAAGTTAAAAGTCTTTTTAAAGAAGATTAAAAATAATAAAATAAAAAAAACAAAAAATGGCAACTCTATTTAACACAAAAATATCTCAAACTTATGAGGGGTTATTAAAAACAATTGATAACGCAGCTATTTCTGCAACCTTAAAAGAACTTACTGATGGTTCAGGAAATGGATCAGGCCTTTATTTAAATACAGCAGGTGATTTTAAAGTATCAG